TAAAATATGATAAATTAACTTACCCAAATTCAGCTTTAGTTGGACTGAAGGTAGATGCTGAACAATTTTCTTCAATACCAAGTAGAAAATATTTAGTAAAAGGATTAAAAGTAAAGATTCCACATAACGCTACAGTTCGAGCAGATGGTAGTTTGGCATATACAGGAACATTTAATGGTACGTTAGGTGCTGCACAATATACAAGCGATCCTGCGTGGTGCTTATACGATTTGCTTACTAGCTCCAGGTACGGGCTAGGGGATCATTTAGTTGAAGCAGATTTAGATAAATTTAGTTTCTTTGCTGCCAGCCAATATGCAAGTACATTAATAGATGATGGAACAGGCACAGGTTCAGTAGAACCTAGATTTAGTTGTAATATTTCAATAGGAAATCAACGAGAAGCTTATAACGTAATTAATCAGATGTGTTCTATTTTTAGAGCAATGCCATATTACCAAGCTGGTAGTTTGACCATAACTCAAGATTCACCGAAAGATCCTAGTTATTGTTTTGGTTTAGCAAACGTCTTAGAACCTGGTTTTACATATTCAAACTCAAGTCAAAAGACAAGACCTACTGTTGTTATTGCTAAATATTTAGATCTTGAGTTAAGAGATATAAATTATGAACAGGAAATAGATACTGCAAACCAAGCACGTTATGGATCGGTCATAAAGACAATAGATGCTTTTGCCTGTACTTCAAGAGGTCAAGCCAAGAGATTAGCTAAGTGGTTGCTATACATGAGCAATGTAGAACGTGAAGTTGTAACTTTTTCTACTTCTGTTGATGCTGGTGTTGTTGTTCGACCAGGGCAAATCATTGAAATTGCTGATCCCGTTAGAAGTGGAGAAAGAAGATTAGGTCGTATTAAATCAGCTACTACAAATACTGTTACAGCAGATGATGTGACAGGATTAAGTATGCAGATTGGTTCTACTTTAAGTTGTGTGTTACCTGATGGCAGTTATGAACAGGTAACTGTTTCTGGTCTTACAAATAATGTATTTAGTTTAGGACAGCATTTTTCTACAGCACCAAATCCTAATAGTGTTTGGGTATATGAGACAGGTGATATTCTTACTTCTACATGGAGAGTATTAGAAGTTTCAGAGCAAGAAAGAACTAAATATGTGATTACTGCGAGTTCATATAATGCCAGCAAATATAATCATATTGAAAGTGGGTTAGCTCTTGTTCAGAGAGATATTACTAATTTAGATGTAGCTCCTGCTGCTCCATCTAATGTTACGGCTGAAGAAGTAATTTATGAAAATACTGGTATTGCCAGAACAAAAATTATTGTTAGCTGGACAACTAGAACTGATACAGTTTATGTTCGTTGGAGATTGCAAAATGGAAACTATACAGCTTTAACTATTGATAATTCAAAGAGTTATGAAATATTAGATACGGTTGCTGGTAATTATGAAATAGAAGTTTATAGTGTCAGTCCTTCAGGTTTACGTTCCACATCTCCTACAAAACCACAAGATCCTTTCTTTGTAGCTAAAGGTAAAACAGCTTTACCTAGTAATGTTAGTGGAGTTAGTTTATTACCTATAGATCAATCAAGTGCAATCTTAAGTTGGAATAGAGCTACAGAACTTGATGTCTTATTAGGCGGTAAAACTTTGATAAGACATTCTAGTAAGACAACAGGTGCTCAATGGCAAAACGCACAGAATATCGTAGTAGCTGCTGCTGGAAACCAAACACAAAAAATTGTTCCTTTGTTAGCTGGAACATATCTTATAAAATTTGAGGATGATGGTGGAAGGCAATCACCTTCACCTGGTTCAACAGATTCTTCCTGGAATAATACTAGAGTCACAACAAATCTTCCTGCTCCTAGTCAAAGACTTATTGTTAGTACGATTGATGAACATACACCAAATTTCTCTGGTTCTAAATCTAATACTGTTTATGACTCATCATTAGATGCTTTAAAACTTACTGTCACTAATAATGCAACTGCAACATCAGGAGAATATATCTTTGCTAACTCTGTTGATCTTACGCAAACTTATGATGTTAATTTAAGAAAAATCTTAGAAGCTACAACTTTCTATACAGCTACATTATGGGATTCTCGTACTGACTTGATTGATACATGGGGTTCTATTGATACTGTTGGATCGGCAAACGCAAATGCCACCAAAGGTAATGCTGCTGTTTATGTCAGATCAACAAATGATAATCCTTCTGGATCTCCTACCTGGAGTGCTTATAAAGAATTTAGTAATGTTCTTATTACAGGTAGAGCTTTTCAGTTCAAAGCAATATTAACAAGTAGTGACACAACCCAAAATATAGCTGTTACTGAGTTAGGAGCTACACTAGAATTACAAGGAAGAGTTGAAAGTATTTCGACTCCAGTTACAACTGGATCGTCACAATATACTGTATCTTTCACAAATCCATTTAAACAAACACCAACTGTAGTAGTGACTCCAACAAATCAACAATCTGGAGATTTCCACGAACTTGCTAATATTAGTAGGACAGGTTTTCAGGTCACATTTAAAAATGGATCAGCAGCAGTGGCAAGATCATTTGTATGGGCTGCATCAGGTTTTGGTAAGGAGGTTTAATAAATGAGTAATACCCATGATTACAATATTGCAGATCAGGTAGGAGCAACATTTAGAGCAGATTTAAATAATGTTTTAGGCGATATTCAATCAACGAATAGAGGATCAAGTGAACCCACTACAAAAGTAAATGGAAAGCTTTGGGTGAATAGCAATAACAATACATTGAATATGTATGATGGAACAAATTTTATAAATTTAGGAAAAATTGATACGGCTGAGATGGGTCATGCCACGACTGCTTCGCCTAGTTTTACAGGAACAATAAACTCTGCTGGTGATATTGTGATGTCTGGTACGGGATCTTTGCAGTTACCTACTGGAACAACGGCACAAAGACCAACTCCAGCTACAGGTGACATAAGATTTAATACAACTCTTACACAGTTTGAAGGTTATAACGGAAGTGCCTGGGGTGAAATTGCTAATGGTGTTCCTGCTGGATCAATATTTACTTTTGCCTCTACAACAGTACCTTCTGGATATTTAGAATGTAATGGTGCTGCTGTCAGTCGTTCCACATACGCTACTTTATTTGCAGCAATCAGCACTACTTTTGGTGTGGGAGATGGATCTGCAACATTTAATCTTCCTGATTTAAGAGGACAATTTGTAAGAGGTTGGGCTAACAATGCAACTGGTACGGGAGATGATGGAAGATCTTTTGGTTCTAGTCAGGCAGATCAAAACAAAACTCATGGTCACACCGCATCTGTTACTGATCCAGGTCACAAACACGTTACAAAAGGACATGGAACACAGGATGATGGAGGTAGTAATCTTACTGGTAGTACTTCTGGAGGGTCAAGCAGTACAAGTATGAATGATGCCAATACAGGAATATCTGTTAGTGTTGCTTCTGACGGTGGTGCTGAAGTCAGAGTAAAGAATATTGCTCTAATGTACGTTATTAAATTCTAATTATGACAAACCGCAAAATATCAGAATTTACCGCTTTAACTGCTCCAGCAGCAACAGATACGCTACCAATAATAGATCAAAGTGCTACTGGTGCTGATAAAAACAAAAAGATTGCATATTCAAATTTATTGAGTAAAGCACCTGATGGTTCGGCTGCTGTTCCATCCTTTAGTTTTAACTCGGATAATGATTCAGGAATTAGTGGTGGCTCTGATACTTTAACTTTCAGTACAGCAGGGGTTGGTCGAATGACCATAAGTGCTGCTGGTCTTGTCAACATTCCTGGTGATCTTACTGTCAATGGAACGACTACAACTATAAACACTACTAATCTTGATGTTGAAGATAAAAATATTACGCTTGGAAAAGTCAGTACTCCTTCTGATACAACTGCTGATGGAGGTGGTTTAACTCTTAAAGGAGCTACAGATAAAACATTTAACTGGGTAAACTCTACAGATTCTTGGACAAGTAGTGAGCATATCTCTGTTTCT